CATAGCACAGACGCTATGTAATGGTTCGCTTTCTTTGATGGAGGAGGGGGTATCGCCTCTCCGTATTAGGGATATGTTCAAGGATTTGTTAGAAAAAACAGAAACTTATCTTCATAATACAGTAATAAAGGACTTTGACCTAACGGCTGTTGCTACAATAGCGGCTAACAATGATAGAGAACTCGGTGATATGATAGCAGGTGTAGTGAAGAATGCTGGTAAGGATGGCGGCATCACTATTGAGAAGTCGCTAACAGGTGAAACCTATGTGCGCGACTCAAACGGTATTGAAATAAATGCTGGTTATACTCACGCTCTTATGGCTAACTCGCCACGCGGCAAGTGTGAGTTTGATAACGCATTAGTTCTCACTACTACTGAAAAGATATCCACCTTCAATGCTTTAGTTCCTGTGCTTGAAATAGCAGTAAAGGAGAATAAACCATTGGTTATATTCTGTTCAGATTTCAACGCTATAATGTTGCAGAATCTTTTGGTAAATATAGTGCAGGGTAAAGTGTCTGTCTGTATGGTAAAGCCTTCGGGAATGCCTCAACAACAACAGGCATGGCTTGAAGATATTTCAGCCGCCGTTGGCTCAAAATTATTCAAGGTATCTCTCAATGAGAGTATGGTAAATGTAAGTAATGATGATTTGGGTTCTTGTGAGAAGTTTATATCAAGTCAGACTACTACCACTCTTACGCTAAAAGAAAACGCGAACATATACCACTTAGAGCATCTAAAAGATATGGCTAACAACGAAACTAATGATTGGTTGAAGGAACAGTATCATAATCGCTACTCACGACTAACAACAGGTATCTCCACCATTTATGTTGGAGGTGCTTCCGAAGTAGAGCAGGTAGAAAGGAAGGAGCGGGTAGATGACGCAGTAAATGCGTGCAAACTCGCTCTTGACTCCGGTGTAGTCATCGGCGGTGGCGCAGAACTTTTCCGCGCCACAGAATACCTACAGGACATTACTCCTGAGAATGAGGATAACATAATCAGCGACTTATTCTACAAAGGTCTTACTACTCCACTTGAAACTATCGTAGAAAATGCTGGTAAAAGTATTCAGTTTAAGTATGGAGATATTGGCGACTTAGATGAAGATGACTTCTTTAACACAGGGTATGTCTGTGGTAAGACAGGCGAATACCGATGCGCTCTTGAAGATGGCGTGCTTGACCCTATGCAGGTTGTCTTGAACAGTCTTGAAAGCGCGGTGTCTATCGCTGCGTTGGTTTTGATGACCGATGCCGCAATCATAGCACCTGAGCAATAGTTTATATGTGTAATAGAAAGAGGGAATAATATGAGTTGGGGAACGCAAGCACCTGAACAGAAGGCCAAGCCTAAGACCGTAGAACCTAAGATGCAATTTGATGAAGCATACTATAGGAACTTATTTGAGAACAACCGCACGAACACTATCACGCATAGATGTGCGCTCGTAGGACATGAGAACACCCTCAAGACAGGGCTTGCTCTTTCGTTCCTTGAGCCTGAAATTAGTGCTGGTAAGAAGGTGTTTGTTTTTGATATAGACAACTCCGCGAAGCCAACCATAGACCACATCTACCCTAACAATGAGAATGTTGTTGTTCTTCCACTACAAGATGAAACAGATGACTCCATCTTTGATGAGGATAACAATGTAGATTACAAAGCACTTCTTGATAAGACCGCATACTATGTGAATATCCTTGCTGAGAAGGTCAAGGCTGACCCCGACTCCGTTGGTGGTGTAATCTTTGATGGCGGCTCTACTTTCCTAAAGTGGTGCGAACACGCTATGCGTGCTTCACTACTTGCGCGGGGAGTCATTGAGGAAGAAAGCGATACTTTCAATCAGAAGGAATGGCGCGAGCGTAACAGGCTTTATCGTAATATCCTAACACGACTACACAGCCTCAATGTTCCCAAAGTGTATTTCATCTTCCACCTAAAGCCCGTATCACAGTATATGGATGACGGAACAGGTAAGAAGATTCTTATGACTGTCGGCCATAGGCCGGAGTGGGATAAGGGAACTATGAGAAAGTTCTCTCAACAGATATTCCTATCTCGACACATGAAAAAGGCTGACTTAGCCGCAGGTGTCGAAGGCGACAGAAACCTCAAGGATGACGAATGGGTTGTTCGTGGTAAGGTAGAGGAGATGAAGGGCGACCACATTGAAAAGGTTGGTTCAACCTATGATATTGCCCGCATTTCAAAGGGTAAGTTCGACTTCATCGGCCTTGAGTGGATGAAGGAGTAATACTCATGTCTATTGTTGTTGAAACTGAATCCCTCAAGTGGCTACTTTCGTTAATGCAACGGAAGCAGACTATTGACGGTAAAAGTATTACACAGGTTCATTCCCTGTCTTTGAAGACAGAAGGAAGCAGACTTGTTGGTTGCACGCGAGTAAAGGATGGCGTGACCTCCCTTATGCGACTCTCTATACCCTGTAGCGGCGAAGGGGAGTTCGTGCTTACAGATATTGAGGCTGCTCTTGGAGTTCTCAAGTATCACGGAGGCGCACTACGCCTCACACCAAGCGAAGATAAGGTTAAGTTCAAGTCAAGTGGTAAGCAGACAACGCTTGCCGCGAATAAGGAGGCGAGAGCATTTCCTCACACACCCGAAACTATAGCAATTTGGACTGAAAAGTCACATAGTCTTGCGGAAAAAATAGATGCAGATAATATGCAGTATAACACCAACGACGGACAATGTTTAGATGTGGTCGTGTGTCTTTCAGATATTAGCACCACCACTCTTTACGAAGCATTCCGGTGTGACTCTATGAATGGGCAAAAGTTCAACAAATACACTATGGAGTATACAGGTGGAGAACTAACCATCACAGTAGGTGATGAATTGAAGGGTAAAACTACTACTCAGATGAACAACATTGTTCATTCCTATGTGGATTTACCCGAACACGATGCACCGGACATAAAGGCGACCTACAATGGTGGTCTTGAATATATTTTCCATCATCTTAACAACGATGTTAATATCGGTGTGTGGGATTTTACCCATGTAGGTATGGGCTATCCTATGCTTATCACTCTTGGTGACGGTGACTTCATTTTCCAAGCATCAAACGAGGCATAACTATGGGTATGACTCTCTATAATTTGGGTTTGGTAAGACGGTTAAGTAGCCATGATGACCCATTAGGTAAGCACCTATTCCATATATGTGCAGATATGCCCGCCTTCGGGCCTTTTGTAATCACTTGGAAGGATGAGGAAGGAATAAACTATGTTGCATCAGTAAATGTGCGAATGGAATTAGATGAGGCTTACAATAATATATTGAACATTACTCAAGACCATTTGAAAGCGGAAAAGTTAATAAGCGAAAAGATGGGAACAGAAGATGAGAGCGAGGAATGGGTATGAGTGATTGGTGGATAGAACTACAGACTGATAGTGGGGAAACTCACATTGACCGACGAGAGATATGTGCCGTCACCTTAGAAAATGATAGCCTAACCTACTCCATACACATGAAATCGGGAACAATCTTTACCACACAGGATAAAATTAGTATATCGCGCATCCTCTATGTAGAAAGAAAATATCCGGTGATGAAGTGAGTGTAGAGTCGCCCTTTATGTCTTGCCTCAACTGTGGCGCAAAGTTCTCCTTTGTGTTTGTTGATAGCATATCAGAAGGCGACATATACGAGTGCGAGTTTTGTAATAACATAAAACTAAAGAGATATCCTCAAGAAGAAACAGAAGTGATGGAGTATGATAATTGAACGCTCAAGAGGTAGAGATGTTATCATACGAGGTCGTGATGCTTCCGGTGAAAGATATGAAAAAACTATCAAGGGCCATTGGCCCTATTGCTTCGTGAGAAGTGAGGATGCTCAGTATGTCGCTGAGGCGGTCAGAACTGAGGAAGGATTCACCGGACTATACGGTGAAGAACTCACTAAGATAATTTGCGCCACCGACTATGATGTAAAACAGGTAGGTAAGAGGGAGCAGACATGGGAAGGTAATCTTTCCTATCCTAACCAAGTTCTTGCCGACCACATCAATGAGGGTAACGAACCAATAGAGAACTACAAACACCGAACATGGTATCTCGATGCTGAATGGTCGCCAGCCACAGGAAAACTCCGGTGTATCGTGGTCTATGATAACTTCAAGGAAAAAGAATATGTGTGGTTTATCGAACATGGTTTAGGTAATATCTTAGGGGAAACACCGAAGGATGGTGTGCCTACACCATACAGTAAATATGGCGACTACGAATATGAAACCCCCGCTATGGCCTTTCCTAATGAACGGTCTATGCTAATCCACTTTCTAAGACACATGAAGGCGTGCGACCCCGATATCATCACAGGGTGGTTCGTGGTCGGTGCTGATATCAAGACAATAATGGAAAGATGTCGCGCCAATGGTTTGTCTGAACTATCTCTTTCACCAATGAGGAAAGTTAGATATGAGTTCAAGGATTGGGCACAGCCCATAGTTGGTCGCAACTGTATAGACTTGATGGTTGCAGTATCGAAGTTGTGGGAATTGAAGAATGGAAAATTACCCTCATACAAACTCGATGATGTAGCCTTTGAAATCTTAGGGGAAAAGAAAGTCGAACTTGAAGATGGGCACGACACATGGTTCAGCGATACTCCACTATACCTACACTACTGCCGACAAGATGTGCGGCTGCTGCCCAAGTTAGATGAAGCAGTCAATGCTCTCGACTACTACACATCGCTACAACACATCGTTCAATGCGATATTCGTTCAACTCCTTTCATCACTAAAATGTTCTCACAATTAGTCCTCACAGACCCTGACTTCGACAGGAGGCTACCCTCCAAACCACAGTTCGATAAGGTAGATTATGAGGGTGCTGAAATCTTAGAGGTAGAGCCAGCCGTGTATGAGAATGTCGGTATCTTAGATATTCGCGCCATGTATCACAGTAATGCCGGTAAATATAACATTTCATGGGAAACCCTTGATGAGAACGGGCATGACTGTGGTAATGGAACTAAGTTCTCCCAAGATAACAAGGGTCTTCTTGTAAGACAGATGGAAAAGATGACCGAACTACGAAATATATTCAAGGTGAAAATGTTTGTTAGTGATGGTGCGGAGAGAAGGAAGTGGGATGGTATGCAATTTGCCGCTAAGACGCTTGTTGCTTCAATGTATGGAGTGGCTGGTGATGCTAAGTATGGTCTGTATCACCCTGATATAGCCGCAGCCATCACCTACACTTCTCGACACACATTGGGTGAGTTAATGGTGGAAGCACAGCGCGTCGGCTTCAATGTAATTTACGGTCATACTGACTCAGTATTCTGTGAGATACCTACGCCCGAAGCGGGGTTGGAACTTCTACCCGAAATCAATGAGAGAATGTCGCCAATCGTAGTAGAGTTTGAGAAGTGGTGTCCTCGACTAATCATGGTGGCGAAGAACCGCTATACAGGAATGGTGACTTGGACTGATGGAGAGTATCAAGAGCCTCAAATGTATGTGAAGGGTATCGAGATGAAACAATCAAGAATGCCTCCGGTGATGAAAGAGGCCATGAACAACACCATTTCAGGCATACTAAATGGCGAATCAGAAATCGTTATCACAGCGCGAAATGAAGCCCTAATTGACTCAATAATGGGGGGTAAAATAGACCCACTAAAATTGTGTATGAAAGGGAAGATAGAACGCGACCTATCTAACTACAAAGTTCTCTCCGGTTCTTCTGCTGGCGCGGCTTGGGCCAACGAATATCTCGGTAAGGGTTATCGTAAAGGTTCTTTCTTCCTCGTTACGATTAACGATAAGGGAAAATATATTGCCTTTGACGACCCGAAGGAAATTGACGGTATAACTAACATAGGAAATAGAATACTCGTAGATAGATTCATCATCAAAAAACTAACACCCTACTATAGTTTGGCTGGTTGGAACACGCAGCCTCTTGAAAATGTGAAAAATGGTATTGGTGATGTGTTGTGGGTATAGATTATGTGGTTATGTATTCAGGGGGGGTCACTTCCTTTGAGGCCGCACGACGCGCCATAGAAAAACACGGTAAAGATAATGTTCGCCTGTGGTTTGCAGACACTCTTATTGAAGATGAGGACTTGTATAGATTCAACGATGATGTCGAAGAATATCTCGGTGTTGATATAGAGGTTATCAGCGAGGGCCTATCCGTATGGGATGTGTTTTTCAAAGAGAGATTTATTGGTAATACACGCGCAGACCCCTGTAGTAAGATTCTAAAGAGGGAGGCCCTACGCAAAAAACTCAAGAAGGAATACCCGAACCCCGATGATGTCGTGGTGATTCTCGGTATGGATGATATCGAGGATTGTAATAGGTGGAAGGCGGCGGAGAAGGCACAGGCCCCCTATTCTGTGTGGTTCCCGTTGATGGATGGAGAGCCAATGATGAAAACTGATATTATTCGGTGGCTTCAAGAAAATGATATTGAGCCTCCAAGACTATACAAGATGGGATTCAAACACAATAACTGTGGTGGCTTCTGTGTTAAGGCGGGGTTAGGGCAATTTGCTCACCTGTATAAGACAATGCCTGAAAGGTATGCTTACCATGAAAATAAGGAGGAGGAGTTTAGAGAGTTCATTGGAAAGGATGTGTCTATATTGAGAGATAGGCGGAATAATACCACAAAACCTCTAACGATGCGCCAATTGAGGGAGAGAATTGATGCTGGCGAGTCCTTTGCGTATGATAGTGATTGGTCTTGTATGTGTTTTGTAGTAATAGAAGATGAGTGGTTATAGAACAGTTTATATGTGTAGTGAGAGGTGAATGAATTATGAGCAAGAAAGCGAGTCAAGAAGACTTTGAGAACTTCGTAAAGGAAGTAGCCCATGTGATTTCAATAATGGGTGCAGATGTAATGAAAATGCAGACTATCATGTATAACCTGCTTGATGAGATGGGTAAGGTAGAGAAGCCTTCCTGTGTATCATGTAAGGAAACACTTTTGATACCTATTGTGCAGAATGTAGATAGGAGCGATGTATGCCCCAACTGTGGAGAAAATATCTACGGTGACGAACAGACCACATTTGAATCGTGGGATGAAGGCATAACAATAGGTGGCGAAGAAGAATGATGGTGAAAGTATGCGAGCAACACCCGAACAATCAACAACCTCGTCTTACATCCCTATAGACAACGGTATTCTACGCATCAGTAAGTCCTCTCTAATGGGCTACAAGATGTGCCCCCGACAGTTCTATTGGGGATATGTAGCAGATATACCGCGCCCTCCCGCTACTGAGGAGATGATACGCGGAACTCATATTCACACGGTCATGGAAGCAGGTTTGCTTGAAGGGCCGGACATGATGATGCCTACTGCTGTAGAGCAAGGGGTAGAGGAAGATGAGGGCGTAGATTCTCTCAATCTATTACTCCATCAGATAGCCGCAGATATTGGAGGCTTTGATGTAGTCGAGGCTGAGGTAAAGCATGAGGTCTTTGAGGTGTTTGACGGACACGAAATAGTGTGGGTCGGACTCATTGACGGAGTTCTTCGTCATCCTGAAACCGGAGGCTTGATTCTCGTTGAACTTAAGACGGGAAATATGAACATGGGTAAGTTGGGTAGAACAAGAAAGGAGTTGGTGTATTATGCACGACTTCTTCGTAAATTGGGGTATGATGAGGTGACTCACTTCCTCTATGTGACTCCCGACTACGAAGTGCCGGAGGACAAAGACGACAAACTTCTGTATGAAGGAAACAAAAGGGGTAAAACTATGTGGCTTGGGCCGGAGCGCGGATTCGCTCTTTTAGAGCCGTTCTTGGAACGCTCTTATAATGCCTTTGAGGAATCATTATACGACACTATTGAATCATTAACTTCCCATGTATGGACTATGAAATGGAATGATTATTTCTGTCCTATGTGGTGTGACTTTTCTTTGAATTGTGAAGCAGAATTAAGTGGTATAAGCGGGTGGAGTGTATGAGTAGAGCAGGGTCATCAAGAGTATTTATCGTATGTGCCGCTTGCGGTAAGGATGATGCTTGGGAAGGCTCGGAGAAGGTTTGGAGAGTTAATGGGCAAGAGGGTTCAGCCCCCGAAGAAGTGCTGATTTATGGTTGCGAATGCGGTAATCAACAGGCCGCGTGATACCATGTCTTTTCTCTTTCCCCGCGAGATAGGTCTGCGACGCACTCTTTGCGAAACCCGCGACGAGTTCGATAACTATATCTCAAAAGTAAATGGGAAGGCTTCATGTTATACTTCCCTTTATTCTTTTGAAAGACGCGATGAGATACGAACATGGAAAATGGATGTGGAGTCTGTAGTTATGGATAGAGCGTGGTGGGATTTCGATATGTTAGAGGGTGGAACCCTTGATGATGTTAAGAAGGATGTATCAACCCTACTGAGCCGTATTGATGGTGATGTGAGGCTTGTTTTCACAGGCAGGGGATTTCATGTTCACCAATTCTTTGATACCCCTGTAAAGGGAACAGCCATAGCAAGGCACATAGACCGCTACCAACGACTACAGGCGCGAGGGCTAACAACACTTGATGGTGTAGGATTCCCTCAGAAACTTACACGCATTCCTGATACTTACAATCCAAAGAGGGGTAGATGGGCGGTAAATATAGATGCGTCTGCATTTAGAATTGACCCTTTCCTCTACAGTATTCCTTCTACTCCACAAAGGCACTTGATGTGCTTAGACCCCTTTAGGGGGAACTACCCCAAAGAAGGCTTCAACATTAGGGCGTGGATATCAAACAACCCCGCCCAAGAACAGGAGCATCAGGGAGAGTTCAATGGTGAGATTGGTTCTGCCGGACAGATACCTATTCCTCCCTGCTTAGAGAAGGCAATACACCAAGACAACCCTAAACATACGGTAAGAATAGCATTGACTCAACACCTCGCAGAAAATCTGCGTTGGTTTGCTCACCCATCTACACTAACGCCCGAACAACGGAAACAATGTATAGAAACAATAGTGGGGTTTATGTCGAAGTTGAATTGGAGAGATTACAACGAAAGCACTACACGATTCCATGTTGAGAGCATCATAGATTATGAACACGCCCCTACTAAGTGCGTAGTGGATGCTGGCCCATGCTGGGCGCATAACGGAGTAAAACGGTGATAATATGATGCTAAAAGAACAAGAAGTAAAGGACATGAAAGAACACGGAAAATGTGTGACTTGTAAAGAGGAGTGGAGTTTATACACCGATATGGAACGCTACTGCGAGAAGTGTGCTACTCATATAATCATCATAGACGACGAGTTCTATAGGACTGAGTGGTAATATGCAAAAGCAAATCTGTCCTATGTGTAGAAGCGATAGGGGCTTCATAGAATTACATGGTTCCCTGTCTTGTATTAACTGTAAAAATAAAATCGCCGGATGTTGCGGTGATTCTTCCTGTTTTATCTAAGACTCTTTATCAACCCTTCGTGTTATGATTAGGTCATGCTCTTAGTAGATGACCGCGAAAACCCGAAAGTAGTCAATAAATTACTCATGCGTATGGGTAGTGAAAAGGTAAATGTATGTCGGATGAAATCATCCGATTACACCATAGGTAATTGGGGTATAGAGGCTAAGGAGATAAACGACTTGTATAGGTCCATCATGGGCTTCGGGCGCACGCGCACCATTGTAGAGCAACTGAGGGATTTGGAGGAGTCCTGTGAGCATCCCTTCTTAGTAGTGTATGGAACACAACTCAAACCGTATGTTCATAACGGGAAGCCGAGTGCGAGAGCATTGGCTATAGAGATGACTCGCATGAAGAAGGTCATCAAG